TCACACATTCGGACGGTCACACATCAATTAGTAAGACGCCAAAAGTAACAGGCAAAGGACAACAATACTTTGTTAATAAGTTTTTAGGAGAAAAATAAAAATCTTAATAGGAGGAATTATCAATGAACACACTATACAAAACAACCCTCCTCATCACAATGGCAGTTGTGACGTGGAAGGTTGTAAAGATTGAGAAAAACACAAGATTTAAACTTAGAAATTTTGATTATCCAAAAATTAATAATGCTCAGAGCAAATCATTGTTGGATATTGCTAGTCACGATCTAAAAGATATTTAACTGTATTCAAAATTTTCATATCTTGTTGAGCTTTTAAGCTTTCGTATAAAGCTATTGAATAAATAATTTCGTAAGATACGTTTTCAGGAGCATCTTCTTTCAACTTATTTATTCTATCTCTAAAAAAGTCACTGTCACCACCGAATTCTTTTTCGGCTTGATTACTAAGTTCACCAAAGAAATTTTGAAAATCATTAAATTCCATACTTATCACCTCCTTTCACTAGGAGATAACTAAATTATACACGAAAGGAATGGTAGAAGTGCCACCACACATTCAACAAATGTTATACGAAATCCAGTTAAAAGCTGGTATACCTCAAAAATTAATGGAAATGCAAGGTTTGATAAACGATGAAACAACCAAAGAGGAGAAAAAAGAAAATGAGTGACACATATAAAAGCTATCTATTAGCAGTATTATGCTTCACAGTCTTAGCAATTGTACTCATGCCGTTTCTATACTTCACTACAGCGTGGTCAATTGCAGGATTCGCAAGTATAGGGACATTCATATTTTATAAAGAATACTTTTATGGGGTGGATGATTAAATGACTTGGTTTGAAGAATACGTTAAACCTAGTGTGGAATGGGAAAGAAAGGCAGAACAAGCTGTTTTAAGTGATGATGAAGTTAAAACGATCACTGAATATAGAAAGAAGTACAACAACCCGCATATTTACATGTCGGCTCAGAACAGAAATTATCTTGTTGAATATTTAGATAGACATACTGGAGACATAGTATTACACAATTTAAAACTTAAGAAATCATCCAGAAGAAGAGTGCATCAATATTTAATGGTCGGCCAAATAGTAGTGCCGGGCGAACCAAAAGGCACAATTTATGAAGCATCTCTGATAATAAGATAAAAAAACTGCTACTTGCGCCAACAAGTAACAGAGACAAACGATTAGCAAAATTAATTCACGTTCAATATAAAACGAAAAACGGAGGAAGTCAAGATGTATTACGAAATAGGCGATGTATGTCAGAAGGTAATTAATGTAGACGGATTTGATTTTAAATTAGCAGTTAAGAAGAAGGACCACAGCATTCTGGTGAATATCTTAGATTTAGAAGATAAGTTTATCGACGGCATAAACATAACTAATGAGAACGATCTATACACAGCATTAGACATATTAAATCAATCTATTTACGAATGGATTGAAGAAAACGCAGATGATTATGACAGACTAATTAACTTAGTCATGAAATGGTAGGTATAAGCATGAGAGATACAGAAAGAAATATATTGAATATTTTTAAGACGTTATTCGACGAATATACTTTGTCAAACCAACGAGCATTATTGGAAATTGAACGTAATCATCACGGATACTTATCGATTAATTTCTTGCACTATCACGACAGTTACAAAACAAACAATAAGCTTGTGCAGATACATGAAATCAATCCAGACAGCCATGAACGAATAAAAAATTTAATTATCGAGGTGCTAAGAGGTCATCGGAAGATTAAAAAAGGAGCATGAGGAAAGATATGAAAATAAATAAGTTAACTATATCGAACTTTGCTGGAATCAAAGAAGAAAAATTTAACTTTGACGGTAAAGATGCAAAAATATACGGCAATAATGCGACTGGCAAGACTACAACAGCAACCGCATTACAATGGCTGCTTTTCGATAAGGGTTTAGACGGTTCAACCAAATCATTTAACCCTGTACCTTTAAACGAAAAAAACGAAGAAAATTATGAGTTAATTCCGACTGTTTTCGCAGAATTTGAAATCGACGGAAAAATTACGACTTTTAAAAAAGAGTCACATCCTAAGTACACAATAAATCAAAAAACGAATCGCAAGGAATACTCACGAAGTCGAACGAAGAAACAATATATCAATGATGAATCAATAAAAGTAAAGGATTATAAAGCTCGTATTGATGAACTGATTGATGAAGATGTATTCAAGTTAATTACGAACCCTCAAGCATTTAACTTACTAGATTGGAAGAAACGAAGAAGTTTGTTGTTTGAAATCGCTAAACCAATCAATGATGAGGATGTCATTAAAACAAATGATGATTTTAAAGAACTAAATAATATTCTTGGAGATCACGAAATTGAAACAAAGAAAAAGATTCTTACAGACAAGATAAAACAGATTAACAAAGATATCAAAGATATTCCGATACGTATTAACCAAACGCAACAAAATAAGCAGGATGTACCGGAATTCGATAATGATAGACACACAATCATAAAACAAGAAATTGAGCAACTTGAAAATGAGCGTATAGATATTCAAAACGGTGCAGAAGAAATTAATTTGCGTAACCAATTAGCTGATAAACAATCAGAATTGAAGCGCATAGAAGCTAATAATAGCGCCAGTAATGAGAACAAAATACATGCTTTAACAAATGAGCTACACGTTGAAAATGGAACGGTTGCGAATCTTAAAACAAGATTAAAGCAAAACAAACAACAAATTACACATGAAGAAAATCGACGTAATCAATTATTAGAAAATCATAAAGGATTAAAAAGTGATTTAGAAAAAGCTAAAAATCAAAAATTTGAATATCTTGATGACAATGTATGTAGTTGTTGTGGTCAACAGTTACCAGCTGAACAAGTGAGTGAGGTAAGAGAAAAAGCATTGCAGAAATTCAATGCAAACAAATCGAAAGAATTAGAAACAATACAAACATCTATCAATCACATTATTTCAGAGGGCAAGAAAATAAAGCCAATTATCGAGAAATTAGAGGATGACAACAATAATTTACAAATTAAAATCAACGAAGCAGAAGAGCGTTCAGCAAGAATACAAAACAAAATTAATAAGTTGAAAACAACTCACGTTGACGTTACGCAAACTGACGAATACAAAGCAGTAATGTTAGAGATAAATGAGATTAATCAAAAACGCTCTAACATCAGGAAAACTATTCAAGATAAAGTTTCAGGAATAGATGACAAAATAAGCGAACTTACTCAAGAAAAATCAGAAATTGAAGTGTCAATATCAATCGAAAAATCAAATAAACATCTAGATGATGTTATTTCTGAATTAAGAAATGAAGAAGACAGATTATTGGATGAAAAAGAAAAGTATTCACATGACCTTTATATCTTAAAAGAATTTACAACAACAAAAGTCAAAATGCTTACTGAAAACATCAATAACGAATTTGATATTGCTGAATTTAAGCTATTCAATACCTTAGTTAACGGCGAATTAGAAGAAACATGTTCAACAACGGTTAATGGTGTCGAGTATGACAGCGGTTTAAATAACGCCTCAAGAATTAATGTTGGCTTAGATATCATCAACACACTATCAAAACATTTTAAAGTTACAGCGCCAATATTTATTGATAATGCTGAATCAGTAACAGAGCTTATCAAAACAGAATCACAACAAATTCAATTGATAGTAAATGAACAAGATAAAAAATTAAGAATGGAGACTATATAAAATGACTGAAAATAATAAATTACAAACTATTGAACAACAATTAGTACAAGAAAAGAACGTATCTGACAACGTATTAAACAAAGTGAGAGTTTTAGAGTCACAAGGCAATTTGGAATTGCCAAATGATTATTCACCAAGTAATGCCATGAAACAAGCATGGTTACAAATCAGCCAAGATAACAAATTAATGAGTTGTAACGATACAAGCAAAGCAAATGCCTTATTAGACATGGTAACGCAAGGTTTAAATCCAGCTAAAAATCAATGCTACTTTATTCCTTACGGCAACAAAATGCAGTTACAACGTAGCTATCACGGTAATGTAATGATGTTAAAACGTGATGCAGGTGCTCAAGATGTTGTTGCTCAAGTGATTTATAAAGGCGATACATTCAAGCAAGAAATGGGAGAAACAGGACGTATCAAAGCGATTAAACACGAACAAGACTTCTTTAACATCGACAAAGAAAACATTATCGGTGCGTACTGCACAATCGTATTTAATGATGGACGAGATAACTATATTGAAGTCATGACTATTGAACAAATTAAACAAGCATGGATGCAGTCATCAATGATTAAAGATGAAAAAGCATTACAAAATTCTAAAACACATAATAATTTCAAAGAAGAAATGGCTAAAAAAACAGTTATCAATAGAGCTGCTAAACGTTATATCAACACATCAACAGATAGCAATCTTTTCAAATACGCACAAGAATCCGAACAACGTCAACGCAAAGAAGTGTTGGACGCAGAAGTTGAAGAAAATGCAAATCAAGAACAATTGGACTTTGAACAACCAGTTCTTGAAGAAGCACAATACACAGAATTAGAAAATGATAAGCCTATTGATGTATCTGACTTTGAAGAAATAAAAGAACCTGCAACAGAAAAAGAAAGCGAAGAAGAGCCATTTTAATTGAAACAATAGCAACTGGTTCAAGTGGTAACTGCTACGTCTTAAATGATGGACGTACTACGTTACTGCTTGAGGCAGGAATAAAATTTGAACGTGTTCAAAAGCATTTCAAATATAAAACAAGACATATAGCAGGGTGTCTTATCACACACGAACATGGTGATCATGCAAAGTACACAAAGCAGTTTGTCGACAATGGTGTAATCAGCTATATGACTGCTGGAACACAACGAGCTATGGATTTTGAAAGTCATCGCTTATGCACGATTAAGGCAAAGCAAGAGCTACGAATTGGTACGTGGTCAATTTTACCATTTGACATTGAACATGATGCTAACGAGCCTGTGGCTTTCTTATTACAAAGCACATTAGGTTATAAGGTCCTGTATGTTACTGATACGAAGTATCTGAAATACAAATTTAACGGCATTACGCACATGATGTTAGAAGTTAATTATATCTATGAACAAATGCAAGAAAACATAAAAAACGGCAGTGTACACAGCGCATTAGCAAACAGAATTATGGAGTCTCATTTTAGCTTAGAACATGCTATCGGAATGTTGAAAGCAAATGATTTAACTAGACTCGAAGAAATACATTTAATTCATTTAAGTAGTCAAAATTCAAATGCAAAATACATTAAAAGTGAAATACAAAAAGTGACGGGCGCGCCCGTTTATGTTGGAGGTTTATAAATGCTAAACAGAACAATATTAGTTGGTCGTTTAACTAGAGACCCAGAATTAAGAACCACTCAAAGTGGTGTAAATGTAGCATCATTCACATTAGCAGTTAACCGCACATTTACGAATGCACAAGGAGAGCGCGAGGCAGACTTTATTAATATCATCGTATTTAAAAAACAAGCAGAGAACGTTAATAAATACCTATCTAAAGGATCGTTGACGGGCGTAGATGGTAGGTTACAAACGCGGAATTATGAAAATAAGGAAGGTCAACGTGTATACGTTACGGAAGTTATTGCTGATAGTATTCAATTTTTAGAACCGAAAAACTCAAATGACACTCAACAAGATTTATATCAACAACAAGTACAACAAACACGTGGACAATCGCAATATTCAAATAACAAACCAGTAAAAGATAATCCGTTTGCGAATGCAAATGGTCCGATTGAAATAGATGACAATGATTTACCATTCTAATTTAACCGGTTTGAAAGTGAGGTGTGTATATGACTGGTTGGATAAGTATTGATCGCTCAATTCAAAATCATTGGCTATTTAAAGAAAAGAGAACATTTTCAAAGTTTGAAGCATGGATATATTTACTCATGGAAGCGAATCATTCAAAGGCAAAAGTGCCTATTGGAAACCAAATTGTAACCGTAGAAAGAGGACAAAGATTAACATCGATTTTGACCTTGTCTGACCTTTTTAACTGGTCACGATTTAAAGTGAAAACCTTCCTTGACTTACTCGAGAGTGATGGAATGTTAGAAGTCAAAACAACATCAAAATATACCCTTATAACCATTGTCAATTATGACTTTTATCAAAGTGAGCAGGGCAGGAACCAACATCAAAACGACATCAAACCAACATCAAAACAACATCAGTCAAACATCAACCCAACATCAAAACAACATCAAACCAACACAAACAATAATGATAATAAAGATAATAATGAAAAGAATGTGAATAATGAGAAGAAGAAGACAACCGCCTTCGACTTCTTCCAAGATAACGGATTCGGTTTCATAACTTCTTACAATTTAGACGATTTAAATTATTATCTTGATTCATTTGAAAATGATTCAGATGAAATAGTTACCGCATCACTTAAAATCGCTAAAGACAGAAACAAAGTTACTTGGGGATATGCTAAAAGCATTTTGAATACATGGCTTAATGCAAACTTGAAATCTATTGAACAAGTACGTGCATTTGAAAAGCAACAACTTGAAAGCAAAAAACAAAATTATAAACCTTTCGTTAAACAATCAAAAGAAAAAACACCCAAATGGCTCACAGACAGCACGAGAGAAACGAAAACGCCGGAAGTAGATGAAAACCTTGAGAAAGACAGAGAAGCTTTTATTAAGCGTCTAAATAGCAAATGGGAGTGATTGAAAATGGATGCATTTGATAAATACTATCTATTTGATCATGACGGCAACAAAATGTTTTCAGTTACACCACATTTTAAAGATGGTCGGCATTTAGTTGTTGGAATAAAAGAAACAAAATTTAATGGTCGTCGTTGGTATTTAGACGATTATGAATTAAATACACTTATTGATAATGAACAAATGGAGTTAGGACACCAAACAAGCTTATTTGAATATATATGAGGGATTACATGGAGATAGAAATTAAATTTAATGAAGTGTTTAATGCGCCGATGGGGTCGCCTCGTCCACGCTTTCGTAATACAGGTAGATTTGTTCAAACTTACATGCCAACGTCTTACACAAAGCATAAAGCGTATATACAAGGGCAAATGCCTAAGTTAAATCTAGAGCGCGCACTAAAAATCGAATTAGACTTTTACTTTCCATTGCTTAAATCATGGTCGAAGAAAAAGAAAAGCGAAATGGTTGGGCAGTATAAAGTGACTAAGCCGGATATCGACAACTTAATTAAAACGGTATTAGATGCTTGTAATGGCCATGTATGGAAAGACGATAACCAAATTACAGAAATAACTAGCTCAAAGCGTTATGGAATTGAGCCCAAAATAATCATACGAATAGAAGAAATATAAGAGGTGGA